TCAACGCCAGTGTAGGTGAGTTTATGATAAACGCACAAACTGTCAATTACTTTGGTGAGGAGTTCTTTAATAATTTACAAGAGACTGCTGCTGAAGGGTGGGAGCGTATTAAGTCAGGTGAGGAGTCATTCTTTAGAGATGATGAGCTTGAGGTAGCTGAAGTTGATGACGCGCCTACAGATGAAGTACAAAGCATGGCTTACGGTGGCACTGTGCGTGGCTACGCTGAAGGTGATGAAATAACAGATGAGATAGCTAACAAAGAAGTACCTAAACCTGTAGGTGGCGGCTTATGGTGGCTACGGTGGTACAGGCTCTATCTTTACTGGCTTTGAGATGCGCTTAGTTAAAGACCCTGTAACAGGACGTACAAAAAAGGTAGCATTCTTTAATGGTAGACCTCTTACAGCACTAAAAAGTTATGTTGATGTAAGCACTGAAGGTGAGACTGAAGAGGCAGCACCAACTCAGGCAGAAACAAGAAATAGACGTGAGTTAGGGTATGAAGTAGGGCCACAAAAACTTAAAGATAAAAATGTAAATGATTGGAAAGATCAAGACTTTAATAGTTATGCTACAGGTATGACTACAGGTAAAGAGGGTCAACTTAGTAATATGGAAATGGGGGTACTACAAACTGTAGGTAATCTTATTATTCCTGGTGGTGGTTTTGCTTTAGCTAAGTTGGCTAACAAATCAAATGCAGACCAAGCGAAGGCTGTTTATAAACGTACTTCAGATTTAATAAAGGGCGGTGCTAATACAGCAGAAATACTAGCAGCAAATAAAGCAGCGTTTAATGCAGCTAAAAACTTAGAAGGTCAGACTTTTCTTGATAGTATAGGTTTTGGTTTCTTAGACGGTTCTAAAAAAGGAACGTATGCTGAAGGTTCTTTGTTTAGTGGTGATTATAAAAAACCTACATTACCTACAGCAGAAGGAATGAGTAAAGGTAATCCTTATGGTTCTGCTTCATTTAGTCAAGGAATGGCTGGCGATTTTGCAGCCTCAGAGTACTTAACAGAAAAACCTAAAACAGGATCAGACTACGAAGGAAGCACATTTACAAACGCTGTAGATACTGGTGGGTTTAAAACACAGTATGATTTACAGGAAGCTTTGTCAGGTGAGCTAGGCAGTGATGCACAATACAAAGCTGCCCAAGCACTACACAGTGAAGGTCTTAAAAAGGCAGGTAAAACGGATACATCTATCTATGGGCCTGATGGCGGTGAAAGTATTATTGACACCATCTCAGGTTTCTTTGGTGGAAATGAAAAAGAAAATGATGAAGAGGAAACAAAACAAGGGCCGTCTTTTGATGACTCAGCACTAGGAAAATAAACTATAACGATAAGGCTACCCGGCAATAATGCTGGCCCCATATAAACAAGGAACTAACTAATGCCAGAACTAACACAAGTGGAAACGCCAAAGAATGCAGGATTTGTACAACCTAAAGGTGGGCGTAGTGCCAACCAGAAACGAATAGAGCAGGATGAAGCCGAACTTAAAGCCCTCGTTGAAGGAAACCAACCACCAGAGGAAGAGGCCCCCAAAGAAGAAGAGGCCAATACAGAAGCTAAAGAAGAAACGTTATCTGCTGAAGAAAGAACGTATAAAAAACGGTACAGTGATTTACGCAAGCATCTAAACAAACAAGCTGAAGAGTTAAAAGAACTCAAGGCACAGATGCAGAACACTAGTGACGGTAAGATGCGTCCACCGTCTTCAGATGAAAGCATTGAGGCTTGGGCTAGTAAGTACCCTGAGATTGCATCTATAGTAGAGACTATAGCTACTAAGAAAGCAGAAGAGAAGTTTAGCAAGGCAGATGAGCGTCTTAAAGAGATAGACAAGATTACAGCACAAGCTAACCGCACTAAGAGTGAGGATGAGATACGTGCAATGCATTCAGACTTTGATGAGCTACGCAAAAGCGATAGCTTTCACAATTGGGCAGATGAACAACCTAAGTGGGTACAGGACGCTCTATATGAGAACCAAGATGACCCACGATCAGTCATACGAGTTATTGACCTCTACAAGGTTGACAACGGTATGGACACCAAAGCTAAAAGACGTTCTACTAAAGAAGCAGCCTCTGAAGTAAAGAGTAGACGTACTACTAGAACTTGACGCAGAAGACGCATCAGGTAAGATTAAAGAGTCAGACGTGCAACGCATGACAGCCCAACAGTATGAGGCAAATGCAGACTCAATAATGGAATCAATACGCAGTGGTAAGTTTGTGTATGATATTTCTGGGGCAGCACGTTAAATAAGTATTGACATTACACAATTAATGTATATAACTGTGTATGTTACTAATGGATGTACAGCCCTATACGTAATAGCTACCTGTACATCCCTAACACTACTAAGCCAAGAACTACTAAGATAAGACCTACCTAGTCCAGTATAGGCCCATCAGTTTACACAAGGCCAATGTGTATATCTGCTTGCACCCTAAAAAGATTAGCCTCTTACACAGTGTTTAAGCTTAAATCATATAAGCCGCAACATCTATGGAGGATATATTATGGCTTTTGCATCAGCATCAGGTTATGGGAATTTACCTAATGGTAACTTTAGTCCTGTAATCTACTCCAAACAGGTACAGCTTGCATTCCGCAAGTCTACCGTAGTAGGAGAAATTACTAACTCTGATTATTTTGGTGAGATTGCCGCACAAGGTGATACCGTCCAGATTATCAAAGAGCCTGAGATCAGCGTACAGGCATACACTCGTGGCACACAAGTCACAGCTCAAGATTTAGACGATGAGGACTTCCAATTAACTATTGACAAAGCGAATTACTTTGCTTTTAAGATGGATGATATTGAGGAAGCACACTCACATGTCAATTTCATGCAGCTTGCTACGGATCGTGCAGCGTATCGTTTGTCTGACCAGTATGACCAAGACGTTCTAGGTTATCTATCAGGCTTCAAACAGTCTACACTACACGGCACTGCAGATACAGCTAACACCACAGTAAATGGTTCTAAGTCTGTAACTACTGCTGGCTCAGATGAATTGCTTTCAAGCATGAAGCTTATCAAGTCTTCATTCGGCAACATCACAACTACGTCTGCAGGGGATCACTCTATCCCATTGACAGCACGTATGCCAGGTGCTACTTCACTGCCAACTGCAACAGCTTCACCAGCAATGGTAGTAGCTCGTATGGCTCGCCTACTTGATCANCAGCAAGTTGATACACAAGGANGNTGGCTTGTAGTTGACCCAGTATTCATGGAGCTACTTCGTGATGAAGACAGCCGCTTTATGAATGCAGACTTTGGTGAATCAGGTGGACTGCGTAATGGCTTAGTCATTAACAACTTCCACGGTTTCCGTATGTACACTTCATCTAACCTACCAGCAGTAGGTGATGGTCCAGGTACATCAGGTACAGCTAACCAGAACACTGCTTTCGGTGTAATTGTTGCTGGACATGATTCTGCTGTAGCAACTGCAGAGCAGATCAACAAAACGGAAACGTACCGTGACCCTGACAGCTTTGCTGACATTGTTCGTGGTATGCATCTATACGGTAGGAAGATTCTTCGTCCTGAAGGTATCGTCACTGCCAAATATAACGCAGCGTAAGGGGGTATTTAGTTATGGCTACAATTACAATGTCAACCAACTCTGCTTCCACTTCCAACAACGGTGGAACAGGGAATAAGAAACTCCGTGGTGCGCTTACTGTATTGCAAAACGATATTGATATGGCTGACGCCATTTTGCAAAACGGTGGCACAGCTTTAGCAGCGAATGACATCATTCAAGCTATTGCTGTACCTACAAACACTATGATCCTACACGCAGGGTTCAAAGTGGTGACAGCAATGGAAGGTACTACTACCGACTCTGCTTTTCACATAGGTATCACAGGAACTGATGTAGACATCTTTGCTGCATCATTTGACCTAGACGGTGCATCTGCTGGTGATCATACACCTGCAATTACATCTTCAGGCGTGTGTGGAAATCTACCAGTGTTTACTGCAGCAGCAGATACACTTGATGTAGAAATCCAAGCATCTAGTGGAACTATTACTGGTGGTATTATTCGTGTGTATGCAGTTTGCATTATCATGGATGACATTGCACAGTCAGGTTCTGCAAATGAAGTAGACCGTGATCTACTTGCATAACTTATCGGGGGGCTGGGCAACTGGCTCCCCTTTACTTATAACACAGGGATTACACTATGGCTGAAACATTCCTTACGCTTACTAATAAAACGCTTGTGCGTATGAATGAAGTAGAACTTACTTCTACTACTTTTTCTAGTCCTAGAGGTATTCAGTCACAATGTCAAACTGCTGTTAATGAAGCTATACGATACATTAATCAAAGAGAGTTTGGCTATCCATTTAATCATGCAACCAATGCGTCTACTCTAACTGCTGGTGTATCTCGTTATGACTTACCTACCAGTACTAAATATATAGATTACAATACTTCAAGGATTAAAAAGAATGAAACCCTTGGTGCGTCAGGTAATAATCTTAGCATACTAAACTATAATGAGTATGTATCTAAAGACTACGCAAACCAAGAAGATGAAGTAAACTCAACCACCCTAAACGGTTCTCACTCTAGTTCAGCCACCACACTAACGCTGACATCCTCTACAGGCTTTGACACTAGTGGTACTGTGCATATAGGAAGTGAACAAGTTACTTACACTGGTGTATCAGGTAACGACATTACAGGCTGTACTAGAGGTGCTAACAGCACTACGGCTGCTTTACACGCTGACGGTACTACAGTAACACAGTTTGATGATGGTGGTATACCTAAGTTTATAGTGCGTACACCTGACAATAAATACTTACTGTACCCTTACCCTGACAAAGCTTATACGTTAGCTTTTGATTACTACACATTCCCTAGTGATCTATCAGCACATGGTGACACTACAACTATACCTGATAGGTTTGCTGCAGTAATAGTTGACGGTGCGGTTGCATTTGTGTATCAGTATCGTGGCGAGCTACAGCAGTACCAGCTAAACTTTGAACGGTTTGAGCAAGGTATTAAAAACATCCAAACACTATCTGTAAACAAGTATGACTACGTAAGGTCATATATGATAGAATCGCCTTATGGATCATCTAACCCTGTACTTAGGGTGTCATAAGAATGCCAGATACCTCCACATTAGAATCTACAACATTTAACCTTGAAGGCGGTCTAGTTATAGACAAGTCTACCTTTGTTATGCAACCTGGTCAGGCGTTAGAGCTTACAAACTTTGAGCCTGATATTAAGGGTGGTTACAGAAGAATAAATGGTTTTCGCAAGTATGTAAATCAAGCATTACCTATAACTAATGACACCTCAGAAAAAACTTTAATGACTTGCGTATTTGCAGACAGGATTGTTGCAGCAAGAGGTGAAAAGATATTTAGTGCTGGTTCTACAGAACTAAGCCTAAAGATAAAGTCTACCGCAAGTATGACAGGTTCTGGCTCAATAGCAGTTGACTCTACTGCAGGGTTTGCTTCTAGCGGTACGCTACAGATTAATGATGAAATATTTACTTACACAGGTATAGCTGCCTTTGCATTTACAGGGGTTACTCGTGCAACCTCAAGTACTACAGCAGCTAATCATGCTCTAAATGATGCAGTCTCTGAAAATTGGACAACTAGAGACACAGGTAGAACAAGTGCAGATAAGTATACCTTTGAGAGATTTAACTTTGATGGCAACGATAAACTAATATGTGTTGATGGTGCAAATGCACCTGTTGTATTTAATACCTCTATGGCTACTACAGATGTAAGCGAAAGCTCAGTATCAGGTTCTAAGTTTGTAACAGCATTTAGAAACCACATGTTTTTTGCTGGTAAGTCTACTACACCACAAACAGTAGTATTTAGTGAGCCTTTTGATGAGGATGACTTTGACGCAGCAGACGGTGCAGGTAGTATCAAAGTAGATGACACTATTGTAGGACTTAAAGTTTTTCGTGATAGTATGTTTATATTTTGTGAAAACAGGATATTTAAACTTACAGGTTCTTCTTTATCTAACTTTGCAGTAGAGCCTGTAACTAGAAACATTGGCTGTATTAATGGCGATACTATACAGGAGTTTGCAGGTGACTTAATGTTTCTTGGGCCAGATGGTTTGAGAACTATTGCAGGTACGGCTCGTATTGGTGACGTTGAACTTGGTACAGTATCTAAGAACATACAAGGTTTGTTTGATAAAAACATTGATGATGCATCACTATTTGAGAGCGTGACTATACCTGATAAAACACAGTTTAGATTATTCTTTACAAAAGGAACAGTAGCTGAAAATCGCACTAGAGGTGTGATATGTGTTATGAAAGAGACAGGCTTTGAGTTTTCTGAGATACTAGGTATCAGACCATCCTGTAC